CAATCATAGTGGTAGTGAGTGTCCTCTCCCTTCAATATCTATAGAGGATATGTTATGAGTAAAACAATTAAAAAGTTTATAGCAAGAGCTGATCATGGCGGTTGTTACTTTGAAGTTGAAGCAGAGACATTTGATGAAGCAAGAGAACTACTCAAACATGATGGATTCAGCGGTTACTTGTACGAAGAAACATATCAACTGATTAGCACAACACCGCACATAGTTGGAGAAGTAGAGAGATCGTTCGCACAATATAATTATTAGGTATATGCATATAACACAACGGTATAAAAATAAGTGAAATAGTTGTGTACATTGCCAAAAACGTGTGGTATAATGGTTATATTGAATTGAAAGAGAGAATATATTATGAATGTGAGAGGATATCCTGAACGAAGCCCATACGATATGCCTATCTACGATTCGAACGAATACAAGTACAATCAGTACTTAGTAAAACATCGTGAGAAACAGAATAAAGGTTCGAGTACTCGTGATTCTGAACGTCAGAAGACATATGCGGCAGAGAATCTGTTCATGCGTATGTGCGACAACCCCACCTTCGACACTCTTGACGAGGTGACTAAGTTCTCCCGAAAGATCTACAAGTCTAAGACTTGGATTAAGTTGTGGGAGAAGTCGATCGAGAGTGACGTGGCTCGTATCTTTACCGCACAACCGGTCATCGCTCAGATGAACTCTAGAACCAAAAAGATGTCTGGTTTCACTAATGGTCACACGGTTACTCTATGTCCGATCACTGGTTTCAACAAGTATGTTCTACTACACGAACTTGCTCACACTCTGGGTCATATGCACCACGGACGTTCGTTTCGTCAGTGTCTCCTGAGTCTGGTCGGTACCTTCATGGGTGCTCACGAGAAGAAGGTACTTGCGAATGAGTTTAAGAGGAAGGGTCTGTCTTATGGAGATGCACGTAAACCCCAGACCTTTGAAGTTTGGATGGCAGCAAAACAACGCATGTCAAAAATGAGAGAATTGAAATGATTGATTTAGAACAGCGATATATAACGATTGGAGTATTGTTTTTAATAGCATTCACTGTGGGTGCTATACTAGGTGCAGGTTCAGTACAATCTGCTTGGCGACTTGATGCGGCATCAACTGAGTGTGCTCAGTTTGATCCTGCGAATGGTCAATTTGAATGGATAAAGGATAAGTAAGAATGAGTTTTGATGTAAATGAAATTGTATCTGTATGTACATTAACGGGTGAGTTTGTTGGTAAGTTTGTAGTTGAGAATGTTGATTCTTATGAGATTGATGATCCCCGTCTATTAACCCCGACACAGAATGGTCAGTATGCGTTTCTCCCATCGGTCTGTATGAGTGGTGAGGTTGATCCCAAACGGGTTAAGTTCAACAAGTCAGCGGTGCCGTTTGTTGTGAAGTGTGCGCCCGAAGTATCCAAGGAATATCGACAGGTCGTATCTGGGTTAGTCTTACCTAACTAAAGGTTATAACGAAGTCGGTTTTTATTCCAAAATGTTCTAAAAATGTTATTGCCTTTATTATGAAAACAATGTATAATATACCTATATTAAACACTGAGAGAAGGAAATTATTATGAGTCATCAAGTTGAAACAATGGCATACGCAGGACAAGTTCCATGGCATGGTCTGGGAGAGCGAGTTCCCTCAGACCTTTCGCCTCGTCAAATGATGGAGAAAGCAGGTTGTGATTGGGAAGTTAAGAAGATCCCAACATACGCTGCCCCCGATGATGGTGATCTAATCATCACTGGTACCTCCGCTCTAGTTCGTTCAACCGACAACCGTGTTCTTGCTCCGTCTGTGGGTGAGGGTTGGAATCCCGTTCAGAACAGTGAAGCGTTCGAGTTCTTTAACGAGTACTGCATGGCGGGTGACATGGAAATGCACACCGCAGGTTCACTGAAAGATGGTCAGATGGTATGGGCACTTGCGAAGGTTAATGAGTCGTTCAACGTGTTGGGTGAAGATCAGGTAGATTCCTACCTTCTGTTCTCTAACCCTCACCAGTACGGTAAGTCAATCAACGTACGGTTCACTCCGATTCGTGTAGTGTGTAACAACACTTTGACTATGTCACTTAATGCGAACGCAAAGAACGAAGTTGCACTTAACCACCGTAAGGCATTCAACGGTGATCTGGTCAAAGAACAGTTGGGTATCGCCCATGAGAAGTTTGCCCAGTACAAAGAAGCTGCACGTTTCCTCGCAAAGAAGAAGACTAAGCACGAAGATTTGGTTCAATACTTCAACGCGATCTTCCCTGTGAAAGAGAAGTCGGTTATGGATTATGTTGATCTGTCTCGTTCTGCACAACGTACGTTCGATGCACTAGAGACTCAACCCGGTGCTGACATGGCGATGGGTTCATGGTGGAACGCAGTTAACGCAGTAACTTACATGACTGACCACGAGTTGGGTCGTTCAAACGATACTCGAATGCAGTCTGCATGGTTCGGTTCCAACCAAGCGAAGAAACTCAAGGCGATGAACCTTGCATTGAAAATGGCGGAGGTTGCATAATGGAAGAGATCACTTATCACTCATACGATCAAATACCGGCGGAGGTTCGCCGGTTCATCCTTGACGAGACTGGGGAACGACGTGTTAAACGTGTCAACCTAGAACTTTGTAGTGAACTTGCGATGGACTACTATCAGTATTCTCAAGAAGAAGAGGAGTTGAAACGATTCCAGTTACACTTCCAACGTAGTGATGGTGTTGTTCATGTGAAAAATTATGATAATTATAAGGCGGCAGCTGTTGCCTTGGATCTAGAACTGGAGTATAATGTAACAAGTAATCGGGAACTCACTGCGGTGATTACCCAAAACGGTCGTCCTGTTCGCGGGTACGAAAATGGTAAAGTACTCTTTAGGCACAGTATCTATGGTTAGTTTAGAAGAAGTTAAGATGTTTGCTATCAACGCCCATGAGGGTCAGGTACGCAAGTTCACTGGGGAACCCTATGTCGAACATTGTTATGCTGTCGCTGCGAACGTGTTTGAGTATATGGCCGTTCCAAACCCTGATATGGTGAAAGCTGCATATCTTCATGATACCGTAGAAGATACTGATGTTACCATGGAGGATATCGTACAGAGATTCGGAGATACTGTTGCAGAAGCAGTCTGGTATCTGACCAAACCTGAGAGTTATGTTGGTAACCGTTCTCAACGCAAAGCCCTAGATCGTGCGAGACTTGGACTTGCACCCCCAGAGGTTCGTATGGTAAAGATCTGTGACCTCATGCACAACATGCCTAGTATCAAAAAATACGATAAACCATTGTGGTCTACATGGAGAATAGAAGCCCTTGAACTGTTGGGTGCAATGGACGCACGTTATACTTGGGACAACCTTTGTGACCGATCCAAGAAGGATGTGTATGAAACCTTTATTGAGGAGTTGCTTGACGCTTGATGTGGGTGCAATACCTACACTCCTCACCTTTTTAATGCGGAATTAGTATAACGATTACGTCGGGTGTCCAACCCGAAGATGGAGGTTCGAAACCTCTGTTCCGCTCCAATTTATCTCTCCCTTCGGACGCTTGACAGCGTCCTTTTTTTTGTGTATGATTCCTTATAAATAGTATCAATAACGAGGAACTGTACATGGCCGGACTATCTGGTGGAAAATATATAACATTCGAGAAACCCTACATCGGTAAGGTTGCAGCATTGATCGAATCCGAGAAAGAGATTCTGATGACGGATCGCACTCGTCAAACAATCATCCACTCTCCTACAGTGAAGGATTGGTTACGTGCAGTATCACAGACCAATGAAGCGCAGATCAAAACCATACTCAAACCCTCCACCAACTTTGTACCTCTATTCAATGGGTACAAGTGGTCGGAGATAGAGAAGTCTCAGTTCACGGGGGGTGGTGGTTCCAATGCCAAGACCACGGCGATGCAAGAGAACGCCACTATGTTTGCAATACAAAAGAGTATTGAGAACAACGGTTACCAAGACCAGAAGAAGTTCTACCAGTTGTACCGGAATGATCTGTTGAAGATCTATCCAGACATGAACGAGACGTGGGAGAATGCAATCTTCCAACAACAACTGACAACCTATCGTGAGGTGGGCAGTACGTCATATGGTCATTACTCTCGTGACGGTGGTTTCATGGATTACATCACAGATACCTGTAAGACCCTCTATAAGATCCCTAAGAAGGACACATGGAACCCCGCAGACATCTGGTTGGTATCTGATCTGGAAAGGGTCAAGAGAGAACTAGACGCCAAGATACGAGACAATTCTACATCCCTACAGGAGTTCAATGCGATACTCCGATCCATGTTTAAGAAACGTCAAGTGGTTGGTATCTCCTTGAAGTTGATCTCCGGTAATAATGCGAAGTGGGAGTTGGTTAACCTTGACTCACAAGACGTGTTTGATGGCGATCAGTACTCATTTCAGTTTCAGAAAGCAGATCTCACCTTCGCCTTGCAAGGGGATCAGTTCCGAAAGACAGACTCCTTGGTGTTCATTGGATCATCCAAACAAGAAATTAAGTTTCAGATACGACAGAACGAACAGGGTAATGCGAACCTCAAGTTGGAGGCAACTGACCTAAGTGCACAGTCTGCACGTCTAGGTAAGGTACCTCTAGATATGGCATCATCTTTGTTTAGGAATGTCGGACTGGAGAGTCAACGATGGAGATCGTGGAAAAACTATCCGACCAACACTCAAGAGTTTCTAGACGATGTAGAGACTCATGTGGATAGATTCAAGAAACTTCAAGCGACACGTAATGTTGATCTGGGTGTTCGAAACGATGCAGAGTTCGTGAAGAATATGACCAGAGTATTCGAGAAAGGTAGATCCGATGTTGCACTCAGTAAGTTGATGCAGTTGGATATCTTGAACGAGATGTTTTCAATACGAAATAGAACACAACTAAACAATGCCCTGACAGATTTGGGGTTTCTTGCACAGAAAAAGGGTGATTTGTTTGGCCCATTTGCAAAGTTGTATTAGATTGAGATTCAAACTTGTATAAATAATATACATAACTCAGTTAGTGAACGTGGTACTTGTCTTAGACTTATCACATTATATATTTAAACCAATGGTAGAGACGGAGGACGAAGTGGCTAAACCACTTAATTTCAAAGATTTTTTGGCAGTAGACTATGCGCCGGGCCAAGACGGTCAGATATCCAAGAACGCGAAGAAGCGTAAACAGGATACCGCGACTGGAAACACTGGGGAAAGTAAAGACCCCTTCTGGGCAGAGGACTCTGAACAAAACGAAGTCTTGAGTTTCCAAGGACGACGTGCCCTTGCACGTGCGATGAAACGCAACAAGTCCAGAATGAAGATGGCTCGTAAACGATCCATGCAGAAGTCGGCAACTAAAGACACTCTCATGAAACGTGCAACCAAACAAGCACGGAATCAACTATTCAAAAAGTTCAGTAAGGATGCCTCCCGAGGTGACCTCACTCCACAACGTCGTGGAGAAATTGAAAAGCGAGTGGGTAAAATGAAGACTCGCGTCTCGGCAATTGCACGTAAGTTATTGCCTAGTGTTCGTCAGACTGATAAGGATAGAAAATCGTAATGTTACCCTCATTTAAACAATATTTGGTTGAAGAACAGAGAGAAGTCTTCTTCACCTACGGTAGAATGAACCCTCCTACGACAGGTCATGGTAAGTTAATGAACGCCATGTCTGCGAAGTCGGGTAAATCCCCCTATAAGATCTACCTGTCTCAGACTCAGGACGCAAGAAAGAACCCCCTCAGTTACGACCAGAAGATCAAACACGCACGTAAGATGTATCCTAAACACGCACGTAGCATCATGTCAGACAAAGGTTCTCGTACCGTCTTTGATGTTGCAGTAAAGTTATATGATGAAGGATACAACAAAGTCAATATGGTCGTGGGTGCAGACCGTCTCACCGAGTTTAAAACTCTCCTGAACAAGTACAACAACGTCAAGGGTCGTCACGGATTCTATAACTTTGAGAAGATTAATATCATCTCATCTGGTGATCGTGATCCTGACGCAGAGGGGTTGGAAGGTATGTCCGCCTCTAAACAGAGAGACAATGCAAAACAGAACGACTTCACGTTGTTCTCACAGGGCATTCCCACCTCTATGTCTAATCGCGATGCAAAGAAACTATTCAACGATGTACGCATAGGTATGGGTCTTAAAGAAACCCGTGAGTTCTACCATAAGTTAAACTTAGAACCTGTATCAGAAACTCGTGAGAAGTATATCGAAGGTGAGTTGTTTGTTGAGGGTGATAAGGTAACAGTCAAGAGTGGTCAGACCGGATCTATCCATCGTCTAGGAACTAACTATGTTATCGTTGCACTAGACGAAGGTAACGTAACACGTCAATGGTTAGAAGACGTAGAACTGATCGAGAACTCCCCTATTGTTAAGAAAGGGGTAGTAATAACCACCAAGAAACAACCCGAAGAAGGTACCCCTCAAGCAGTCAAGAAGGCAGTCAAGATGACTCCCGGTATTGATCGTGCACAGAACATCCTGAGTCGTCGCCGTTCTTTCAAAGAAGAAGTATCTCAGAAAGAACTCAATGACCTAGAGAAGTTTGCTGATCGTCTCCTGAATAAGTTTGATGTTGACATCGAGTTCACACGTCACTTTGCTGACCGTATGAATGACAAACGTAACAAACCTGCTATTACTGTTGCAGAGTTACAACGTCTGTTCAAGAAGATGGCCGCCAACAAGGGTAAGAAGATCAAGAAACACGGTAACTCAGAGGCAATCCTCAAGGATATGCAGTCTGACCTTAACCTACCTGTCGTGATCAACTGGAAGAACGGTGAGTTCGAAGTTGTTAACAAAACAATAATGCGTAAGAAAGCATTCAAGTCACCTGATCCCGAACTCAAGTATGAACAAGTCATTGAGTCGGTGGAAGAGATTGATGAGATGTCTACCGCTCGTGCTATCACTGCTTTTCTTTCGAAAACATTTAAGGCAAAGAAGTATAGAGAAGTTGCCAAGTTTGTTCGAAAGGAAATGGAGAAGGACAAAGGTCGTCACGGTGCAGAGTACCATGCTGCACAGATTCTACGCAAGTACAATGTCAAAGGTGTTGATGCACGTGAACTGGGTAAAGTCGCAAAGATGGCAGAGTCCATAGTCACAGAAGATGCAGTAGATCGTGCCAAAGAGAGAATCAATCGTGAGAAGGAACAGGATATGAAGAAACACGACCGTATCCTTGACCGTGCGAGACTTGCACGTACGAACGCAATCAACCGTAAAACCAAACCTAAGACTAATGAGGAAAAGAAGTGAGGGACTACGCGAAAGAGTATGCCAACTATCATTCTGATCCCGAACAGATTAAACGACGGACTGCACGAAATGCGGCACGTCGTGCAATGCGAGGTCGTAAAGATCTGACTGACGAGAAGGACGTTCATCATAAGGATAACAATCCTATGAACAACGACAAATCAAATCTCTCTATTGTGACTCAACACTACAATAGAAGAGAACCTAGACTGCGTATGGAAGATCTCCGTAAGTGGTTTGGTAAAGGAAAGAAGGGTGATTGGGTTCGTGTAGGTACCGATGGAGATATCAAGGGTGACTGTGCAAGAGAACCAGGCGAAGGTAAACCTAAGTGTATGCCCCGAGACAAAGCACACAGTATGAAGAAGAAAGACCGTGCATCTAGTGCACGTAGAAAGAGAAGTGCTGACCCAGATACAGATCGACCGGGAACAGGAAACAAACCTATTATGGTTAAGACAGATAAAAAGGAATCAGCAGGGATGCAAGAAAAAACTAATTGGAAAATGGGTGATGGACGACCAAGGAACGGCGCTCGTATCGAAAACGATAGATTCTGGAACTTACCAAAAGCGCAATTGATGTACATTAGGAAAGATGCACATGATGCCATGAAAGCAAATCCTACTGGAAAAAAGGCAGGAAAGTACGCAGACGAAGTCAATGATGCTGCAACTGTTTTGGCTTGGAGAAAGAAAAACGGTATAAGAGAGTCGGTCGAACTTGAAGAAAAAAACGTACCTACTAACCCTGCGTTATGGTCTAAGTTTAAGTCACAGGCAAAGGCAAAGTTTGACGTATATCCCTCCGCATATGCAAACGGATGGGCATCTAAACAATATAAAGCTGCCGGTGGTAGTTGGAAAACGGAGAGTGTACAGGAAATGATGACTTTTAGTCAGATGAGAGAAGCGGTTCAAGATTGGAAAGTTACGGTTACAAAACCAGTCAACAAGTTAAAGAAAGGTGCATCCCAGTCAGTTAAAGCCCGTTCTGCATTTGAAGCAATCAACAAAGCAATCAAACTATGGGGTGATCCAGCTCTTAAAACGGCACCAGCAAGTTCGTTTAGTGTTGCTAAAGATAAGTTTCCCACTAACACTAGTGCTACCCAAGGTAAACGAATGGGAGAGTCGGTAGACCTCGAAGAAGCAAAGGAAATGACCTACACTGTAGTTCATGCTAGGAAAGGTAAGGTTGTAGTTAAAGCAACTAGTTCATATGATGCGGCACAGAAAGCGGCAAAGCAATGGAAACTAAAGTCTACTGCCGGTGTTGATGCTTATCTTATGGAGGAAAATGTTGATGAAACAAAAGTACCTGCACTAAAAACCTCAGATTATCCCAAAGGCACTTCTCAGTCTGCACAGGCATTCAAAGATAGGTTCGCTAAAAAGAAACCTGTATCTCAAATGACTCCTGCTGAGAAAGCAGCGAACGATAAGAAACGTAAAGAATACAACGCCTACCAGAAATCTAGGAAATAGGATTAGTTAAGGAGACAACCACATGGCACAGTACTCAACATTTAGACAGAATCACTTTGGTAGAAGGAATAAAGACCTTCACGAAGTGGTTATGTTGGCAGACAAAGACGGTAACCTATCAAACGCCTTTGGAGCGGCATCTAACATCCCATTATCAAATGGTGATATTTCGGGTTACATACCCGTACATAAGTTTGGTGCGATTGACGGCACTGTCGGTACTGGTTGGTCAACTGTTTGGACTGGTGCGGAAACTACTGATCAACAGTTGTATCCTTGGCCTGCAATCGGTGCTGCCAGTGTTGTTACTGTAGTATCTACTAGTGGCAGTGACATAACTACTGTTACACTAGAAGGTTTGGATGCTAACTATGCATTCCAGACTGAGACTCTTACCTTGACTGGAGAAACACCTGTAACTGGTGCCAAGACTTGGCACAGAATCAACCGTGCGTTTATGTCTGGTACTGCCACTAACGTGGGTACTATTATTGTTAAGAATGCGACACCTACTGTTATCACAGAGATTAAAGCAGGGCGTGGGCAATCACTACAGGCATTTTACACTGTTCCCGCAGGTTGTACTGGGTTCTTAAATAGTATACAGATGACTTCAAGTAAGGCCCAGCCAGCAGAGATATCTATGTTTGCCCGTCCTTTTGGTGGTGCATTCCGAGTCGTTAGTGGGGTGTTCTTATACCAAAGTGACCACACTATCGAGTATGCTACTCCGATTAAGTTCACTGAGAAGACCGACATTGATGTTCGTGCTATTGGTGCCTCTAACGGTGTTATATCGGTGTCGTTTGATTTAGTCCATGTTGAAAATAGTGTCCTTACATAAATCTGTACATTTCATAAGGTATAAATAGATTAATGAAATCATTTAAACAACATTACAACGAAGCGACTTATCAGGGGAAGAAAGTTTCTCTGAATAAACCAATGTCTGGGGATGTAAAGAAGTCCAAAGTTTATGTTGACCCTGACGGTGACGGTAAGGCAAAGAAAGTTAACTTCGGTGACAAAAACATGACGATCAAGAAGAATATTCCTGCCCGTCGAAAATCATTCAGGGCACGTCATAACTGCGACAATCCGGGCCCAAAAGACAAGGCGCGATATTGGTCGTGTAAGGCGTGGTAATATGAGTGCAGATACAAACGCAAATCGTCTAAATCGCATCGAAGAAAAAATCGATAAGATGACCGATGCCATTGTTTCACTAGCAAGGGTGGAAGAAAAAATCGAAGACTTGGAAACACGTCGAGCGGAACAGCACGAACGGATGAACCGTTTGTCCGGTAAAATCGACAACATAGAAACACACGTAACTACTCTAGTAGAGAAAGTTGCGTACATGCAAAAGTTTGTTTGGATAGTCTTAGGTACTATTGCAACCTGTCTTAGCGCTTACTTTACACAATATATTTCTTGATCGGAGAAACTAAACAAAATGAACAAAGAACTGTACGACAAAATGGCAACCCTCTGGTCACAGGTAACTGAGAAAACCCTTGATCCAGTAGATAAAACAGCGGTCAAGAAGAAGTTTGATGACCGTAAAGACCAAGACTTAGACAACGATGGAGACACCGACTCTACGGACAAGTATCTTCATAAGCGTCGTAAGGCGATCACTAAGGCGGTCACAAACGAAGATGCGGACGAAATGACCGAGTGTCCAGAGTGCGATGGTTCTACAGAGAACCACGATCCGGATTGTCCTCGTGCCGAAAAAGGTGACAAGAAGAAGATCGACGAGAAGGATCTTGACCAAGACAACACTAAGAAGGCATTGAAGCACGACTGTGCATCTCATGTGACTTCAGAACAGTGGGGTTATGGAGAGTGTCTCGCTGGTGAACATACTCTGGTAGAACAAGAAGACGGTACTGGTGTTGTTACTCATTACGTAGTAATGTTTGAACATGGTGTAGAACTCGTTTCTGTAGAAGAACTGACTGTCGTCAAAGAGAAGTCTCATATTCATGCAGGTAAGAAACCTCCTTTCGATGGCCCTTATAGTAAATCAGATAAGGAAACCAAGGATCGTTTTGGAAACGTTGTCAAGAAGAAGAATCTCGCAAAACACCTAGCAAAGAAAGGTATGTCGAAGTTTGCAAAGAAAGAGTCGTATACTCCTGAAGATATGGAAAGCATGATTGATGCCGCAATCGACTTAGCACTCACCGAGAAGACTCGTGAGAAGAAGACTGGTGAGAGTGCACTTGACAAGTTCAAAGGTAAAGGTTCTAAGGACATGGCAGCAGACAATAGCGTCGGCAGTCCTAAAGAAGCAGACATCACAACCGATGAAGAAGGTCACGATGATGCGTCAAAGGCAGGTAAAGTAACTAAAGCTGCAAAAGCACGTGGCGCTGGAGACCAACTTTCCAACGGCGATAAGACTATAGTAAAAGGAGGAACGAAGTAATGTCAGCACCAAAGAATGCAATACCTACCCCCAATGGTTGGATTCACGAGAAAACTGGTGAACTTCTAAAGTCACAGAAGTTAACATCTACATTTATTGCAGCATGGCACGGTATAACTGAATTGACTGAGGTTGTACCTGCACCTAAACCTGCACCTAAACCTCGTGTTACAAAACCCAAAGTACAAACCTTACGCGAAGCACCTGCGGTAGAACGTGAAGTCCAAGAAGAAGAAAAGTCTTGGCACGACTCACCAGCTGTTTTCACCCCACAGGAATTAAAGGAAGACTAATATGTCCGATACTAAAACAATCGATTCTAGTTTACTTGACGGTGTCGATGCTAATGGTGATGGACATATATCGAAAGAAGAACTTGAGATGCATCTTGAGTTCAAACGGAAAGAGTTAGAAGATCAGGACGCAATGCGTGATGCACAAAGAAGCATGACGTGGTTTGCATTGGGTGGATTGTTGTTATATCCATTTGCTGTAGTACTTGCAGCTCTGTCTGGACTTGATGAAGCTCAAAAGACTTTGGGTTCAATGGCACCCACATACTTTGTAGCTGTTGCTGGTATTGTTGCAGCATTCTTTGGTGCACAAGCTTACTCTAAAAAATAAACTAGAACAAGGTGTTCCAACAAGGATAGAACTGAGTTGGAACATTCTTTGCATATATATACTATGCAACACAATATTATTTTAAAGGATGGTTACATTATGCAAAAGTTTATCATATTCTCATTGATGGTTTTCAGTAGTTTGACATTCGCTCAGACTGAACCCAGCGATGAAGTGCCGCAGGATATTATCTACACAGATAGTACAACGGATAGCACGGTCAGGTCACAAGCGTCTTCAACCACTACGTTAAAATCCCCGCCTGCTTCTGCGATCACACCTACTATAAACACCTCCAACTCGGATCTCTGTACATTCGGAGTCGCTGGTGCCGTACAGACCCAGATATTGGGTATTTCTACGGGAACACAGGTCACGGATGATAATTGTGAAAGGTTAAAAAATGCGAAGACCCTGTATGATATGGGTATGAAAGTTGCAGCAGTATCAGTAATGTGTACTGACCGTCGTGTTTTTGACGCTATGATGAATGCAGGTACTCCATGTCCCTATGATGGGATGATTGGTAAAGAGGCAAAGACCGCATGGGAAATTGCAGAAGCAAACGGCGAAGATGTCGTAGAGGAGGATTGGAGTGATGGTACTAAGACAATGGCTGGTGCCGGTGCTGTTATTACTTTGTTGCTCGGTCTCTTACTCTAGTACCGAATATGGTATTACAGGTAATGCCGCACGTGACAATGCTTTACAGTGGGTGATGAGTAATATCTTACCCCAACAGGCAGGGTTACAAGTAAACAGTGTATTCTATCGATATACGACGGTTAAGAACCCGGAAGACGATATGTTAGTACATGTGCAGAATGAAAATGCACGAGGAACTGGATATATCTTTCGAGAGACAGATGACTGGAGTGGAGTGAACGGTAACACGATCACTAAGTCTGTTCCTGTGCCCCTGATACCAATTGATTTTTGGGGTAATGGATCTATAGAAGTGGAAGGTCAAGGATCGGTAGTTGACACAGAGGTTGTTTATGGATACCAGTTTGATCCATGTTTCGACCCACAGTCTAACCCCACATGTCCAAACTATGTAGATCCAATGGCAGTTGTGAACGAAGCGATCGATGTAATAGATCCACTGGACGAGGATTACATTCAGGCAGAGTTAGATAGAAAGTCAAACATGCGAGCACAGGACGAGGAAGACGAACGTCGTGAACGCCGTGCGACTGCCGAACAGGTAGAAGAAGATGATACAAGACTGGAAGTCTTACTTGGTATTGCAATAGAGTCCGAGTTTAGTGCAGATCAACTTGTATTACATAACAATTTAATGGCGTTGAAGGGTATTCCAACGTCATACACGTATACTATAAATGGGGGGACATACAACGACGCGGTGACGTTGAAGGATGCTAAACTTCCCAAGAATAGTAAAGGATTGAGAGTGAGTCTGGCGCAGGATCTTAAGCACCAGCAAATAGTTAATTTACAGTATGCAAAGTAAGTAAGTAAAGGAGAACATAAAATGTTCAAGAAGTCTTTTGTATTATTGTTATTGATGATTTTAGGTAACACTGCAATTGCGAGTACTCAGATACCAGTTAGTGGTTCTGTAGAAAGCAAATGTGTAGTGACTCAGGATATCGGTGGGGTGTTTGGTAACCCTGCTCCCGGTACCCTAAGTACCGATCCTACTGATGGTGGTGTACGTCCTATAGTGCGATTTGATGTCGTTCAGGCAAGTTATTACAAAGCAGTAATAACTTCTCCGGACGCTTTCACAGAGAGTCCCGCACTATCTGATGTTGTATACTGGACAGGAGAGGTTACCGTTGATCAAGTATCGGACAGCACTATGAGTTCATATGATACTGACAAAGTAGAATACAACAACGTAACTGAGATCACTCTCAGTGTCGCTGGTTCTACTTGGTTCAAGATCGACTCTGAAGTAGTTTATGGCGTAGGTCGTGCATTCCCCGGTGGTTCTTATCAGACTGCTGTGGTTGCCGAGTGTATTGCCATCTAAGAACCGTGCACGTTTTTCCACCGAATAAAGTGGCATTTACCCACTTTTTTTAACTGAGTAATAGAGTGATGAATGGATTAAGACGTGCATACGTTTTCATAATGTTTTTAGCCATGAGTGGGTACGCAAGTGCCCACGAATGGATTCCTACGTACCCTAAGTTAGAGATGTCACACATTCCCCGCGTGTTCACTACTCAGATGAGACTGTTCAACACTAGATCTGACGTGGCATATTACAAAATACAGGTGTTTGATGCAGAGTGGGAGAAAGTTCCGTTTGCACTAAGTACGGCAACTGTTGCCACACACACCGTTCATGTACCTTTCCAATCTAGAAAGAAGATAGATATATACATAAGGTCAGTTGAATCTAGTCGTGCAGTGTATGTGTGTTCTAAGTCCAGACCCTTAAAAGTCGCAGTAACTAAAACTATGTTATATTCGAGAATCTGCTCGAAGATAAAGTGAGATGCAAATGAGAAGTATTTTAATTATACTCTTAATGATGATAAGTGTACATGTGTGGGGACAATCTAGTTCTGTCAGCATGGCGTTACCAAGTTCATCACAGAGTTACCAGTCCGACAGAGTTCGGGCAGGACAGTTTGAGTGTACACAGGCCATTGGTTCTGCAACGAATCTAGAGTTCGGTGTAGTAGGCGTGTTGAACCAGAACGATCCATACGATACATACAACCAACAGAACGTCGGTGTGTATCCCGAAGGATACAATCCTAACGGATTCATGAGAGACGTTGGAGTGTATGCAAAAATAACAATTCCATTGGGGAAGGTACCCAAGACAAGGTTGGATTGTAACCGACTATATCAGTTAGAGTTACGTGCAAGGGAATTGGAAATAAAAAAACTGGAAGCAGAGGTATACAATCTACGTAACCTCAAGTTTGCAGAGGGCACGGACTAGGGAGAACAGATCGTGGCAGAAATAGAAATTGCAGGTATAAAGTTTCAAGGTGGTATGATGGCGATTGCATTTACCGCATTGACCACACTCGGTGGTGCATCATGGGGTACATTCGAGTTTTACAAAGACTATATGGACATGAAAGAAATTGTTCAGAACATCGACGTGGGTGATATTCAAGCACGTAACGATGTGATTGAGGTCAAACTCGATGAGGCAATCGACTACTCTCGATCAATTAAGAATGACCTAAGAGACGATTTTAACCGCATGGAACGTCGTGTAGACCGCTTCTCGACCACTGTAAGGTCAATGGAAGAGAAGGTGGATGATCAGGTAGAACGGGCAAACGAGAAGTTTGACATGAAACGAGAGACCCTACAGAATGACACCAGACTCATGGTTGAACAACTCGAAGACCGATTAAACAAAAAGATTCAGAGCGTTTTGGATAATCCACTGGCAGACTAAATAGAAACACGATAATCTATTTGGAACTGTTTTATGCATTTGTTTGATGAATTACAAGACTCTACCTTTGAGCTATACGCGATACGACACTACTACAATCCACGATGTGTGGACGCAGAAGAGTTCTATGAAGATCTAAAACGTTTTAAGTACATTAAACGTCTCATTACCCGTTACAATGATAACGGAAATCCCCCAGTCAATCTACTACTTAACCACCTCATCGTTGTATTCAACGTGTTTGGGGTGGATGCGGGTCTACGAATGTTAGAGTTCAAGATCCAAAGTGAAGATGATTGGTCAATAATAAAACCCTTCCTGATCTATCTTAGACATATAGAAAACACTAAATATGCTAGTACCCCAATGGATCCACGGATCGTTGAAGAACTGAGGAAAATATAATGTCACTAGCATCAAGAGCAGGTGATCTCTACTACACATTTCGATTCATCAAGATGTTAACCACACCTTGGGAAGAGACTGACGCATTCAAGTTAGGTCTCATTGACAATAACGGTAAACGTGATAAGTCAAAAAAGATATCAACTGCTGAAGAGAAGGATGCCTATAGCACATTCATGCGTTTAGTATTTAACGTCAAACGTCTACTGAACAAAGTACCCGGTGGATCAAGTAAACTTGCATCCTATGCTGCTGCACTATTCCTGATCAAAGAAAAGTACGAGATGAGTGATAGGTCAATAGACAAGATCGTTGCCAATTCGGATTTAGATTTTGAATTACTTGAAGGTGATTCTTCGTGGTATACTTCAGACGCAGGACAACTAGGACAAGGTGTCTACCGACTGAATGAAAACAAACTGGACATTACACACTATTCAGAAATCGCAAACAAAAACGATACAGTGAGAGTTAAGGATGGATGTTTCCCTGTAGGAAACGTGTTGGGTCACAAGGTTTATTGTGTCGAACATATAAATACAGGACATTCCTTATATATCACTCTAGGAGAAATAACTCGGTGAAAACCTTTAAACAGATGTACGAAGATGCCATGACTACGGCAGACGCAGGCATACCTCAAGACACGAAGGATATGATGCCTAAGAAGAAGAGGAAGACCAGACCACTAACCCGTAACTATATTGAAGTTGCAGGTAAAAGGGTTAAAAGATCTAAGTGAAGACGTACGCATCCCTACTATGTCTGGTGTTACTGACAGGATGTGTTGCGGTCTCTGGTAACCTAGAACAAAGGAAGAACATTGAGTCAGGTGATCCTTACTTCGTAATTGGTATGGAAGTTAGTTACCCCGCAAAGAAGTTTATATCCCCCGAAGAGTGGATTGAGTTTCATAAACTACCCGGTCACCAAAAAACCATGATGTACGAGTACTATAAGGAGCGAGAAGAAATTGAAGAAAATTGGGCAAGGATTATCGAGGATTGTCTCCTCCGTTTCACAATCGATTGTTAAGTTATACACCAATGAGTGGGAAGTTCATATATGGAGAGACGAGTCCTCACGAGTAGAGTACCGTTTTAAACATATAGATAAAATCAACAGCAAATGTCTGAAGGGGGTTCTGACCACCGGAGAGGCGTTTGAATTGACTACTCAATATCCCTTTAATTACCAGATCAAAAAGGTTAAATAATGTTCGGAATGATAAAGATGTTACCCATCCTAATTATACTTGCAGTTGCAGGTTGGGGATACCACACAGTGACTCTCGGTAAAGCTGAGAAACAAATCGCACAGTTAGAATCTAACAACGTCATACTCAAGACCAATCAGATCCAGATGGAACAGGCACTGGAAACAGAGAAGAAGTCAAGAGAACGTGCAGAAAACAATCTACAGAATCAACTCAAAGCAGTAGGGGAATTGACTGAGAAGTCTAACCAACTGAAAGCGGAACGTGACGAGTACCTAAGTATATTCAAACGTCATGATATGACCAGACTTGCACGTGCGAAACCCGGTCTTATAGAACCCCGTATTAATAAAGGAACGGCTGCGGTATTCCGTTCAATTGAGACAGACAGTAAGGAGATAGAAAATGCTGAATAGGATCCTTGCGATATCATCATTAGTGTTACTGACAGGATGTGCAGGTCTACCATCGTGGAATGCCACCCCCGTCATCCCAGAACCAGTCATCAAGACTGTAACTGAATACAAGACTTTAGAGATTTACCAACCACCATTACCACAAGCTATCTCCCTAGAGGATGTGGAGTTCTTTGTAATCACGGAGAAGAATAAGGATGAGAAGATTGCTGAGTTAGAAAAAATGCAGTCAGGATCATTTGTCCTATTCGGATTAACTCCACAGGGTTATGAGAACATGGCGTATAACCTACAAGAGATTCGTAGATATATACGTGAACAGAAAGAGATTGTTCTGTACTATCGAAAAGCAACACAAGAAGATGAAGATACCGATAGTCAGGATTGGTTGAAAAAGAATGAAGAATTGTCATCTGATCAATTGACAAACGACTAAGTATAGCGTATAATGTACTCTTACAAAACACTTTAAAAACAAAAAACCGAGACAAACCTATATGTCAGTCAAGATTGAGAAAAACCGCGACTCCGTCCTTCAGGATTACGCAGTAGGAATGCTGAAAGACTTCTACCTAATCGAAGGGGAAAAGACTCCACAAGAAGCTTATAAACGTGCAGCGACCGCGTGGTCAGGTGGTGATGATGCACTCGCTCAGAGACTATATGATTATGTCTCTCAGAAGTGGTTCATGTTTGCTTCACCGGTACTGTCTAATGCCCCCGCCCTTAACGGCAAAGGTAAGCAGAAAGGATTGCCTATATCATGTTTCTTGACATATGTACCTGATACTCTTGAAGGTCTGATCGACCATACCGCAGAACTACGATGGTTGTCTGTGTTCGGTGGTGGTGTAGGTGGACACTGGAGTGATGTACGCACAGTGTCTGATGTTGCACCTGGCCCTATGCCGTTCATTCATACCGTAGATGCGGACATGATTGCATACCGCCAAGGTAAGACTCGTAAGGGTTCCTACGCAGCATACATGGACGTGTCTCACCCCGATATCATTGAGTTCCTGAACATGCGTATACCTACGGGTGACGTACAACGTAAGGCATTGAACCTACACAATGCTATCAATATTACTGATGAGTTCATGGTAGCAGTCACCACTGGCGTCGACTTTGACCTACGAGACCCCAAAGATCAATCAGTCAAAGAAACTATCAACGCACGTAAGTTATGGGAACGTATCATTGAGACTCGTTTCCGTACGGGCGAACCTTACTTAAACTTCATTGACACTGCAAACCGCGATCTACCCCAACCTCTAAAGGATCTGGGATTAAAGATCAATGGTAGTAATCTCTGTAATGAGATCCACCTACCCACTTCAGCTGAACGTACTGCGGTGTGTTGTTTGTCGTCGCTTAATTTGGAATATTATGATGACTGGAAAGACACTACAATCGTCCAAGACCTTATTTGCATGTTGGATAATGTCCTTGACTATTTCATCGAACACGCACCCGACAGCATTCAACGTGCAAAGTTCTCTGCCTCCCGAGAAAGAAGTATCGGACTTGGTGCAATGGGTTTCCACTCCCTATTACAGAAACATGGTGTTGCGTGGGAGTCAGACAAGGCACGAGAGATCAATGATGTCGTGTTCGACCATATTAACACAGCAGCAGTGGCAGAGACTAAAAGACTTGCAGAGACAAAAGGTGAATATCCAGATGGGATTGGAAGTGGACGACGCAACTCGCACCTGCTTGCAATTGCACCAAATGCCTCATCTGGAGTCATACTATCAACCAGTCCCTCTATAGAACCACTGAAGGCATGTGCGTATACTCATAGAACTCGCGCTGGTTCCTTCCTTGTAAAGAACATATACTTGACGGAGTTGTTGGATGCGAAAGGTGAGAACACCGAGTCTAACTGGACTTCAATCATTACCAACAAGGGTTCGGTACAACACTTACCATTCTTGACTGAAGGTGAGAAGGCAATATTTAAGACCGCACAGGAGTTGGATCAGAACTGGGTAGTACAACACGCAGCGGATCGACAGAAGTATATCTGTCAAGGACAGTCAGTAAATCTGTTCTTCCCAACGGGAGTACCAAAGTCTTACGTGAACAGCGTCCACATTAAAGCATGGAAAGAAGGACTTAAAGGTCTGTATTACCTAAGAACTGAAGCAAAGTCCCGTGCAGAGAATGTATCGGAGAAGGTAGAACGTGTTGCATTGCAAAGTGACATGCGTACTCTAGTATATACTAAAAAGAATTGTCCCTTCTGTCAACTCGCAAAGGAAGAGTTGAAATTAAGGGGAATACCATACGACGAGATAGATCTAGCAGAAGTGGGTAAAACTGCTGCGGAAATAACTGGCCGGAAGGATGTTAAAACGGTGCCGCAGATTTATCTGGACGGCGAATACATTGGCGGATACGACGACCTCATGGCAGTTTTGAACAATACAAATGCACAAGAGTCTGAGGAATGTCGTGCATGTGAGGGTTAAATGGGATGGAAAGCATACCAAGTTTTGGCGGTAAGACAAGAATAAATGGATGGATGATGTTGACGAAAGAGAAGTCCATGTCTTTCCGCAATATGGTTGAGGGCAAAGGGAATTATGATCATAACTTTTGCCTAAAACTAAATAAGTTCTTTACAAGGAATGCAACTAAGAGAAGAGTTGCAATTGATGTTGGTGCATCATACGGGTTCGTGAGTGAATATCTTGCGGGGGCGTTCTCCGAGGTCAAAGCCTTTGAGATCGTACCACAGATTAGAGAATGTTTGATAGAAAATGTGAGTTATCGATCACTAGCTTCTGTTGAAGTTTTCCCATATGGATTGGGAGAGGAAGAAGGTGAAATAGATATATATTTCAACCCACTCTATACAGGACATTCATCACATTATAAAAACATTGATATTCAAAATGAGGAACCTTTGCAATGTGAAGTTAGAACGTTAGATTCCTTTGAGTTTGATGAGGTAGACTTCATCAAGATAGATGTTGAGGGTTTCGAACTTCAGGTGTTGAAGGGTGCATTAGAAACGATAAAGACACATCGACCAGTCATCACCACAGAACATTCCATACAGACACCGAGTGCAGTAAAGAACTCATTCGGTGTTGTGCAATTAATGGAGAGTCTGGATTACGAATATATTCGTACAATCGGTGGGGACTTCATATGGAGTCCAAAAGAATACAACCATATAGTTTAATTAATCAGAGGCAAGATAAATGCTGTTAGAGTTCAGTAAAACGTATAAACCTTTCATGTACCCATGGGCAGTCGAACTGACAAAGAAACATGAAGAGGTTCACTGGGTAGAAGATGAAGCTGAACTTAGTGAAGACGTTCAGGATTGGAAGACTAAACTTACGACAGAAGAGAAGGAGTTTATTACTCAGGTACTGCGTTTGTTCACACAGAGTGACGTACAGGTAGGAGAGAACTACCACGAGTTATTGATTCCTAAGTTTAAAAACAATGAAGTTCGTAACATGTTGTCATCCTTTGCGAATCGGGAAGGGGTACACCAACGTGCATATGCATTGTTGAATGATACTCTTGGTCTACCAGATGAAGAACATTCTGCATTTATGGAATACAAGGAGATGGCGGACAAGATTGACTTCATGAAAGAGGGTAATATCAATACCCAAACAGGTCTTGCATTAATACTCGCACAGTCTGTATTCAACGAAGGTATGTCATTGTTCGCATCGTTTGTGATGTTGTTGAACTTCCAACGTTTCGGTAAGATGAAAGGTATGGGAACAATCGTTGAGTGGTCTATCAGAGATGAGACTATTCACGTGCAGGGTAATGCAAAGTTATTCCGTGAGTTCTGTGACGAACATCCTCGCATCGTAAATGATGAGTTGAAGTCTAAGATATATACTATGGCAAAGAATGCTGTTAAACTGGAAGATCGATTCATCACTCTGGCATATAAGTCAGGCGATATTGAAGGTTTATCAGAGACTGATGTGAAACAATATATCCGTCACATTGCAGATCGTAGACTGTTACAACTGGGTATGAAACCTAAGTTTGGCGTCAAGGATAATCCGTTACCGTGGTTGGACTGGGTATTGAATGGTGCATCACACGATAACTTCTTTGAGAAACGTGTTACCGAATATTCGGTTAACGGAATGGAAGGCGACTGGGGTTGGGAAGACCTAAAGGTCGTCGCGGTATGAGGAATTGCCAATGGAATATGAATACGAAATGGTCTGTGGGGTGTGTGATGTCTCCTCCTCACTAGTAGTGAAAGACTCTGAAGAGAAACCTACCCACTGTCCTATGTGTGGTACGCCTTCTCAAGAGGAGTGGGAAGATTAATAATTGGTTTTATGAAAACCTAGCCTTTGAACCCGACGAAGAGTTTCTAAAAGACTTCGTCGGGTTTGTCTATTGTATCACCGACCCAGATGGGAAGAAATACATAGGCAAAAAGTTCTTCTGGTCGACTCGAAGACTCCCTCCTTTGAAGGGATCTAAACGAAAACGGAAAGTCACCAAACAGTCTGACTGGAGAGAGTACTACGGTAGTAACGAGACTCTAAAGATACTGGTAGAACATCAAGGCGGTGAAAAATACGAACGAGAGATCCTGCGTCTATGTAAGACGAAGGGGGATTGCTCTTATTACGAGGCTAAACTTCAGTTTCAATACGATGTTTTGTTGCGTGATGATTATTACAATGCCTTTATTGGATGTAAAATACACGCAAAACATTTAACTGGAGAACCAGATGGCTAACTTGGCCGCTGCATATTGGGGACACGATTCCTCAATATGTTTTTATAACGACCAAAGTAAAACCTTTCACGTAATAGAAATAGAGAAACTAACCGGAATTAAACACTATCGTGGACATGCACGATACGAAGAACAAAAAGAAATACTAGAGAGATGTCTTAAAGTATCCGAAGAAGACTTCGGCATCGAGAACGACTATGACGTTTTCATTGTGGGATCAGATGTCGATGAACAGATAAATCCTCTGTGTCTAGATCCAGACATTGTCAAACAGGTCTTCAATGTACGCGAGACCACCACTCATCATCGTCACCATGCTGCACATGCATGGGGCGCATATGCTCAGTCCCCATGGGTAACTAAACCGTGCACTGTCTTTACTCACGATGCGGGTGGAGACGACGGTCATACTCATATATGGAGAGCTAATTCCAAACGTCTCCGATCCTTAAATGAAGTAAACTACGACAGAACCGCCTACGAGAACATTGACACCAGATTTTTTGGTCGTAACTATAATATTTCTTCTGGTCTCGGATGTCAAAACATGGTAGGTGTAACCCCCAACCCATTAGATATGGCAGGTAAAGTCATGGGTGCATCTGCATATGGCGATCATATGTCATACTTCGGTCACTGTGGTAAGGGTCTGATAAACGAAGACGAAGAGATTACTGAGGCAATAAATCCATCTTTCCCTTGGTTCCGACAGCAGTACACGAAGACCGAACAAGGTCTCGTGCGAGATAACATTATTCGTTATGGAAGGACATTTAGTAGTGGTAAGGAATGGTGGGTTGATAATCAAGCAGACTCGCCGGAAGAACATAACTATTTTCAAATGTTCATTAGTCCTTTACAACTCACGTGGGAAGAAGAGTGTGACGTTGCAGCAGGTATCCAAAGACAACACGAAGACAATGTATTAGAGTACCTACAGACACCCAGAGTGTGGGAAGAGATTGTCCGTAATGGTAAACGTCTAGTGATCTCGGGTGGTTGTGGATTAAACATACTAACCAATACTCGTATACAAGACGAGTTGGGTCTTGAGGTATTTGTTCCACCCGATGTGCATGATAGTGGATTACCTTTCGGTATGTTATGTAAATATATGTCAGTCAATGGTATGCGTGAGTTCGAAGGGGTGGACATTCGATATGCAGGTCAACCTATACAGGACATGGAATTGTTGGATGTACATGAATCAACTATAATTACTCTGGAACAATTAGCGGATCTATTAAAGGATGATAAGATACTAGGATTGGTTCAAGGTACCTCAGAGGTAGGCCCTCGTGCGTTAGGCAACCGTTCTATCATCTGTGACCCCAAGGGTTGGGATAAGAAGGACAAGGTTAACATAGTCAAATGCAGAGAGAACTACAGACCGTTTGCTCCCATGGTAAGACAGGAAGACGCACATATATACTTTGAAGCAACATCATATGACAACCTAGAGTATATGAACTTCAGTGTCAAAACGCGTGAAGAGTATAAAGAAGAACTTGCAGCAGTGACTCATGTAGATGGCACGGCAAGGGTGCAGTCAGTTACCAGAAAGTCGAATGCGCTTGTGTACGACCTTCTCAGTGCGTGTGGCGGGGTGTTACTGAACACTTCTTTCAATGTTAAGGGGAAACCGATACTAAATACTTTGAAAGAAGCATTTGAAGTATTGGAAGAAACTGCGTTAGATGGAGTCGTGGTATATCATGATGAAAAACTTCATTACTTTACTTCCGAACTATTATAAATAATTGTATCATAAAATAAGGATTCACCGTGTTAACCTTTGAACAATTTTTAAACGAGGGTGTCAATGACCCTGCAATCTTCAAAGCAATCTTCCTTGCGGGCGGGCCAGGTTCTGGTAAGTCATTCATTGTCGGTAAGACAGGTCTGACCTCTATGGGTTATAAAGTTGTAAACTCTGATGATGCGTTCGAGTCTGCAATGAAGAAGGCTGGTATGGAAATGGATCCAGACAACATCTTCTCTGTTCAAGGACAAGAACTTCGTGGTAAGGCAAAGAAACTAACTGGTACCAAACAAGCTATGTACATTAAGGGTCGTCTAGGTTTGGTAATCGATGGCACTGGTAAGGATCCACGTAAGATTTCTAAACAGGCAATTCAACTACGTGCGCTTGGTTACGATGTCGCAATGATTTTCGTAAACACTGATCTCGATACTGCGATCTCCCGCGATGCACAACGTTCTCGTACACTGGGTGCTAAAGGCGTCACAGATTACTGGAAAGCGGTACAAAAGAATATTGGTAATTTCCAGCAAATGTTCGGTAAAAAGAACTTCCTAGTAGTGGATAACTCTGAAGGTAAGGATTACCAGAAAGAGACTGTCCGTGCATACCGTGATGCCACTAAGTTCACTAAGGCACCTATAGCGAATAGTAAGGCGAAGGGTTGGATCAAGAAAGAGACGGCCAAGCGTAGTAAAAGATAACGCTTGACATAACACCTACATAACTGTATAATGAGCTTCAATGCGTTAAGGATAAGAATATTATGGCACTAACTGCTATTAGATACCAAGTCTATGAGATACTAGATAAAGTAACTAACACTAAATCAAGACAAGACAAAGTATCTATACTAAAAGAATACCAGAATAATGCACTAAAAGATGTATTACGGGGTACCTTTGACAATGTTATTCAGTGGAATCTACCTGCTGGATCGGTACCCTATAACCCCACCTCCGAAGAATCTCCCCCTACATCCCTGCTCAAGCAACACATGAACTTCAAGTATTTTGTGAAGGGATTGTTGGCGTCTGAACAGTTGACAAAGGTTCGAAGAGAAAAGATGTTTTTGGATATGTGTGAATCCATACATCCTCGTGATGCGGACTTGATCATCGGTATGATTAACAAGAAGATGCCTGTTAAAGGTATCACCAAGAAGCTGGTAATGGAGGCATTCCCAGAATTACTTCATGAATAACTAACCCAATAAGATAAGGAGAGAGTATGGTTGGAACCACAAATCAACTTGAAAGACTTAGAAAAGACTCGCGAGAGTTGGGACATTTCATTCATAAACTAAATAAGAAAGGCAAACCGGACATTGCATATAAAGTCGCGAAACGTCAAACGTTTTTAGAGACTGCAATCTCTCAAGCTGAATCTCGCCTAAGGGGGTGATCCTGTATCTGGAACAGGCCCCTTTATTGGGGTCTATTTCATACAGGAACTATAATATTATGCCAACATACGATCTGAAGAATACCAAGACCGGAGAAGTCAAAGAAATGATTGTCTCTATCAGCACCATGACCGAAATGGTCGAGTCCGGCGAATGGACTAATCAAATAAACTCTGCACCAAAACTAGTCACTCACAGCGGTTCTATACTGAACAAGACCAGTTCTGACTGGAAAAACAAACTCACCCAAATTAAACAGGGCACTAGTCGCATGGTTAAGAATAGTATTCATGACTAAATGGTGGAGAATCTGGGCGAAGAGTCTAGGGGAGAAAGTTGGTGAAACAGATAAACAAGCTAATACTATTGCTTTTATTAGGACTCTTTGGTGGTTTACTCATATGGCGACTTGTGTCGCTATCATCCTTAACGCAGTAGCAAATCACGGTTGGGGGTTAATAGGATTATAACTATAACTCCCCCCGCACTAGACGTTCTAAAGAAAAGATTAGAGGGTCGTTCTGACTGTGATGGTATTCGTCTGAGAGTCGACACTGCTGGATGTAGTGGTTACGCATATGGAATGGAATATTCTTACGCCCAATCGTATGAGGATATAACAGTGACCGTAGAGGACGTGACTTTAATTATTGATCCTAAGAGTGTGCCGTTTCTAACTGGGACAAGACTTGAGTATCTGGTCGAAGGACTGAACGAAGGGTTTCAGTTCGTCAACCCTAATGTAACTGGCGAATGTGGTTGTGGAGAAAGTTTTTATGTGGAGAAATAGTTTTAAATGAAGAGAGAACATTCAGAATCCATGAATATACGCATGGAACATTTACGTACCATCGAACCCGCCACTATACGACAGCAAGATGCATTTGATGCATATAAGGCGGGTAACAACCTTGCACTGGTAGGTACGGCGGGTACAGGAAAGACTTTCCTTGCAATGTACTTCGCACTGGTAGAGATACTTGACAAGAGTACCCCTTATAGTCATCTTCACATCATTAGATCTGCGGTACCTACTCGCGAGGTGGGATTCTTACCGGGAACTATTGAGGAGAAACTACAAGCATTCACTGGGCCATATCGTGCAGTCGCTGCAGATCTTTTTGAAGACGATCGCGCCTATGAGAAGTTGGTTCATAATAAATACATTGAGTTCGAGTCGACATCATACATACGAGGTATCACATTTGACGATACTATAATATTAGTTGATGAGATGCAAAACCTGAACTTCCATGAACTCGATTCGGTGATTACCCGTATAGGTAATAACTGTAAGGTGATTTTCTGTGGGGATGGTAAACAGTCGGACTTCAAGACAGACAAAGATAAGAAGGGTATTAGTACGTTCCTAGAGATACTGGAACAGATGAAACTCTTCGAAACAGTGAACTTCTCGTGGGAGGATATAGTCAGAAGTGGTCTAGTAAGAGACTATATAATGACTAAGGAACACATGGGAATCGCATAGCGAGGAGAAGAACAATGAGTGATATATTCGATTTTGGTTTTACTGCGGTAACAGAGGACGAGTTAGAAGTCGTCACTACCGAACGTGAAGCTGGGACTGAGACGCAAGAACGACTGGAAAGGTTGTTCAACGCAATCACCCCACTGTTAAACAATCTCAAAAAGAATCCGGAGAAGGATTACATTCTCTGGCCAAACAGACTAAGTAAAGTAGAACAGTTTGAAGACATGTTACAATCAATCTATCAAGGAGACAAGTAGTGAATAGGCAAGAAGTGTTTGAAACATTAAAAGTGGACGAAGGTGTAGAATATGAAATCTATAACGACCATCTTGGGTACGCAACATTTGGTGTCGGGCACCTCGTACTTGAAACTGACCCCGAACACGGACAACCGGTTGGAACCCCAATCAGTGAAGACAGAGTTGCCGAGTGTTTTGACAACGACCTCAATACAGCAATCAGCGAGTGTCATGCTTTATACGGACAGGGCGACTTTGATTCGTTACCAGACGGAGTACAAGGTGTACTTGTCAATATGATGTTCAACATGGGACGCACTCGTTTGAGTAAGTTCAAGAACTTCAATAGTGCAATCGCAGAAGGTGATTGGGTTCGTGCAGGTGTAGAAGGTCGAGACAGTCTTTGGCACCGACAGGTTACAAACCGTGCGGAAAGACTAATGGTACAACTAGAACAGGTATGAAGGTAGGATAGTAACATGGCGAAGTATACCCGCTTTGACCCCCGAAATAAAAAGAAAGATCGTCATAAACAACAGTATCAGGGTTTTACCGTAAAGGTTAAGAAAGAAGAACCTAAAAAGGATACTTGGACTGATGGAACCGTAAGAGTGAAGTAGTTATGATTGATGTGTACCGTGAGCCTATCTCAGGTCAACCAATAACGGTGAACGAAGACTATGAGATTGACTGGCGCGGTACCATTGGTGTCGGGGATATTTTATATGGTCTCAATGCCGCTCATGCATTGGCCAAGATGTATGACCATCCAATAAAGATGAATGTTTTCTGGACGCATGATGAGGACTATGTCTACCATTATGATGATCCAGAAACAATCATTGAACGTACCCACGTACTTCATAGTTTGTACCATAACCAACATGATGTTACTGTAAATCATATCTTCAATTCAACAGATGAGGAGATAGAGAAACTACGGTGGCGAGGTTTTGGTCACAAACGAGATCAACAGAAGGTGCTCACCTTCCACCACTGGATATTCCGCAAGGATCTATTCCAACGTTCTGAAAACAAAGTAGTGTTCTGGAGACCCACCTTTAACCGTGAGATACCTTCGGGTGGAAAGAAATGGAAGATGACCTTCTCTGTAAAAGAATGGGAAAGGATCATTATGTTTCTTGAACTCAAGGGTTACAATCTTGTGGAGTTAACCTACCGCACTCCTGTAAGGGAGGCAATTTATCATATAAGTACTTCCAAGTTCTGCATCTTTTATGATGGGATGTGGCAGTACATCGCCCGTAACTTTTGTAAACCCGTTATCACACTAGGTGGTAGTAGTATCGCAAAGATACATTCACCGCAGGGCGTACACTTCAGTAAACCCCATGATGACAGTAACTGTTTTTGGGATTACCTATATAAGTTACCTAAGAACGAAATGCATTTGTTGAGTCGTGCAAAACGTTATAAGAAACAATTAATGGATAAGATAGATGACTTTTAAAATTGATCGTGCAGTGATCGAGATCAACGGGGGATGTAACTACTCGTGTTCTATGTGTCCTCAAGACGTACGAACAGGTGGACGACACAAAGACTTCCTCAAGAAAATGTCACTTCAAGAGTTCGAGGACAACGTAGCAGACTGTGCACAGTACGGTCTACGTGTTGTTAATCTCGATGGTTCAGGTGAAGCAACACTCAATCGCAATCTACCCAAGTACATCGAAATCGTTAAGAAGTATGGTGCGAAGGCATTCATCTTCTCGAATGGTTATCGTATGGAAGGGAAGTTCATGCGTGACTGCGTAGATGCAGGGTTAGACTTCTATAGATTCTCTTGGATTGGATATGATGTCGAAGCATATGACAAGTGGATGTACAACCGAATCGCAGGTAACTTTGATAACACATGGGCCAAAGTAAAAGAAATGCGGGATTATGTCAAAGAGACTAATTCAGATTGTGTTGTGTCTACCTATCATCTAATCACAGACAACGACAATCTAGACTTTGAGTTAGATCATTACAAACGTATTGTTGACGAACTCGATGTCAAAACAGAAATATGGAAGATGCACAACTGGTCGGGTGTCACTGACATCTCTGAGTCTGGTGTACGTAAAGGAGCAGTGAAGACTTGTGGAAGACCCTTCTCTCCAGATGTTGTAATCCGTGCAGGTGGATTGGAAGGCAAGAAGGGTGCTGTCCATCCGTGTTGTCAAGTACTTGGTAGAGATGAGGAAGCAGTCCTAGGACACACAAGTGAAACTGATATCAAGTCCATCTTCTTTGGAGAGGAATATTCTAAACTACGAGATCAACACACTTCAGGAGATTATCCTGATTTCTGTAAGTCGTGTGATTTTCTAATAGACGACCCAGAGGTACTAGTGTACACAAACCACGAACGCGATCTTATGAAGATGCATGGCACTGAGTTCAATCTGCGTGACTATCAGTCAGAATGAAACCTGATGTATGGATGATCCAGATGCCCGACAACCCCACTTCGATGTACTATCGTGGTAGAGTTGAGGCCTCATGGGAAGGATATAATGTAAAATATTTTAATGCGATTACTCCAGAAACAATGGATAAACTGGGGTACTTGCATTTTGGTAAGAAACGTGGTACAATAGAGTTCACACCGACAGAGAAAGCAGTGTGGTATAGTCATGTAGAGTTATGGGCAAAGGCAAGAAGGAAACCTATAATAATCATAGAACATGACGCAATGTTAGTATTGCCTGTACCAGATGACCTGTTATGGGAAAAACATGACATGGTGTGTCTAGGTCATACAGGTAAAAACAAGAAGGCGTTACCGGGACTTGCGTACTATCTGAAACCCGAAGTCGCGACTCGTATGGTCAGAGATGCGAAGAGTATAGATAATATCACATGGAACTCAGATGGTACTATCCACGGGTACTGCGATAAGAACGGGGTATTTGTAACCAAACACGTGTCTCAGATACAGAATAGATCTATTGGCACAACTATTGAGCATAAGAAAAAGTGAAACGATTAGTATATCAAGTTTGTTTAGGCAAAGCGAGAGACTCGAAACTATACCAGCACTGTATTGAATCTGTAAGTCAGTACTGTAAGAAGTATGGATTCATCCATATGGTACAACAAACTCCTATGCTGAACATACGTCCAGATCCATTCATGAGTAATAGATCAGAGGACTCGTGGAAGAAACATGGCGGTTTCCTACCTATCTACGAGAAGGAGAATGCATTCTCTTTCCTCAATGAGTATGATCAGATCGCGATCGTTGATGCTGATATCCTCATCCGCGAAGACGCACCAAACATCTTTGAAGACTTCGGTACTGATAAACCCTTTGGTGCAGTATGTGAACGTGAGATGAACATCAACGATCAGTATGTTCAGAAGATAAGAAACTATAGTACTATGCAATACAACATGTTGCACAGTAAAAAGACTGACTTCAAACCTAACGATAAGGGTTTCGAGTTTTTCAACATGGGTCTGATTCTACTCAACTCAAAACTATTCCGTCCATACCTGAATGGTCAAACCCCCTCAGAGTTCATCACACGGTATGAGTTCATGGACTTTGTCAATGGTAAAGGGCCATGGAAGTGGTCGACTGACCAAACATTACTGAACTACTTCCTGAAGAAATATAAGATCCCTACTGTCCATCTGGATCAAAAATGGAATGGATTATTCACGGCAAACAAGGACATCTCTAAATGTCACTTTGTTCATTTCTTTTTAAAAGATTTGTTACCGGCTAAGGGTGAAAACGTAGAGGAGTTAATGGGTCTAATATGAGTGAGAGTTTCGAAGAGAAGACACAGAAATATTCTACGTGGGGAGACAAGTATCTCCAACACACTGACGTACTGTATTCTATCCAGTATGAAGATACTTTCAAACCTATCAATATACAACTATGTTTGTGTGAAATGTGTGATAGTGATTGTCCGTTCTGTTCAGTTGCTGCACGTCCACTCAAGAGTTATATACCGTGGGAGAAACTGGAGAAGTTATTTGAAGACTTCCATAAGTTGGGTGCAAAGGCAATTGAGATTACCGGTGGTGGTAACCCAATGTTATACCGCGATAAGGTTGCAAAGAAGAACATTAATGACGTAGTTCTACTTGCAGCAAGTTACGGGTTCGATGTGGGTATCATCACCAACACGGAGAAACTAGAACGTCACCTTAGACCAGAGGTTTACCCTCATCTCAAGTGGATACGAGTCAGTCTAATTAAGTTAGACGAGAAGTGTGCACCCGAAGACTATGACTTTGGTTCGTTTCCAAAAGATAAGATCGGTCTATCCTATATCATCTATGATGGTACCAATGGTATACCGGATGAGTTGTCACGTACGAATAAACCCTACACTGGTACAACCGTAGAGTCGATCAAGAAGATCGCAAAGTTGATTGAGTTGAATCCTGAGATCAAGTTCTGTCGTCTCGCAGGTAATGCCTTGATTGATGGTGCACAGGTAGAAGTACAGAACCAGTGGAAAGAGGTTGTGAAACAGGTTGATGTCGATAACAAGTTCTTCATCAAGGACATCTGGGATAACGCGACACCTTACGAAAATGGTTGTTATGTGGGTCTCACACGTCCCTACATTGCGCCACACCCCGATGGTGGAGATTATCAGGTGTATGTGTGCACAAGTCACGTACTTGAGAAACGTACATATGATCTAGATTTTTCATTGGGATCTATTGACAATATCCTTGAGATATGGGATACTTGTAACATACAATACGCGAAGACTGGTATACCTTATACGATAAGGGGTGCAGGTGACGGTGGTTGGAAAGCAGCATGTCCCAACTGTTTTTACTTCAATAACAATAAACTATTACATACGGTCGCTCAAGAGATGAGTCCAGACGATAGGAACTTTGCATAATGATTACAGATTCAGACTTCGGTGAAGCATATTACAGTACGGTAAACTATGTCGACTTCTTAAAAAGAGGTGACCGGTATAAGAGACTCGCAGCAGACATCAATGATCTGTTAAAGAAGATCGGACTCAACAAAGGGCCTGTTCTAGACTTCGGATGTGCAGTTGGGTTTGTTGTTGAAGCTATGGAGAACGAAGGATACGAAGATGTGTCCGGTGTAGATATCAGTGAGTGGGCGTTGAATCAATGCAGAGAGAAAGGATTGGACGTTCGTAACACTGTTGATTGGGACAAGGAGTATGGTCTCACCTTTGCACTAGACGTATTGGAACATATGAATCTAGACCAAGTAAACGATTTTCTGTTTGGTTTAAAGTCAGAGACTCTGGTATTTCGTATGCCGATATGTGCAGAAGCTGGGGAAGATTATGTTTTAGATTGTTCAAGACAAGATCCCACACATCAAATTAGGATGACAAGAGATGAGTGGGAAGACATTTTCAATAGGTCTGGATACTACTGTGTAGATCTTAATCTACCTACTATTTACTGTAGTGACGGTGTGTATTCCGGACTCGCAATACGGAGAGATTGATGAAATATTTAATGGTAGGAATACATGGTGACCCTTCTTGTAACGTGGTGAACGGCATGATGGAGGTATGGTGTAACCAAAACAATCATATGTACGAATACAATTACCTCCCGAGTCTGACTCCTGAGTGGCAGACCATGCTGATGGAAGTTGCACAACGTGAGGATCCAAGTTACAGGGGAGGATTTGAACCAGAAGATAACTGGGAACTTGCAGGTACATTTACTGACAGTGATACACCACGTATGGATTTTGCTGAGATTTCTAACTTCCGTATTGTCCCGCAGTGTTTTACAATTGAAGATGGTAACTGGGGATATGTTGGTGGAATGGAAGAGATTAAAGACCTATGCGAGACATAACTTATGAACACCAAACTAATCCTCTTCGATCTCGACGGGGTATTGATTGATGCGAAGGACATTCACTACAGGGCATTAAATGATGCTCTGGGTGAGGACTTTGCAATCTCCCCCGAAGACCATCGGAACATATATGATGGTCGCAAGACCTACGAGAAGTTAGAGATACTGACAAAACGTAAAGGTCTCCCTTCTGAACGACACGAACAAATATTCCAAGATAAACAGTCCGCGACCGTTAAAGAGTTACAGTCCATATCTTTGAACCTTCCTGCAATAAAACTGCTTGACAATCTTCAGGATCTCGGTTATACTATAGGGGTATGTTCAAACTCTATACGACGTACTGTTCTAACTGCGCTTGCGAAGAGTGGGTTAATTGAGTTCTGTTCAGTGATTCTATCTAACGATGATGTCCAGAACTCCAAACCTCATCCCGAGATCTACTGGAAAGCAATGTCCATGATGAAGTGTCTACCCGAAGACACTGTCATTATCGAAGACTCTCCACCCGGATTACTTGCCGCAGAGAGATCACGGGCACACTGCATACGGGTATCAAACCCAACCGAAGTGACCATTGATAATATATTACCAAAACTGACGAGATTGGAAGATCCTATGAATAGTAAATGGCAAGACGATAAATTAAACGTCCTCATCCCTATGGCGGGTGCAGGTTCTCGTTTTCAACAAGCGGGTTATACCTTCCCCAAACCACTGATTGATGTCAATGGTAAACCCATGATACAGGTAGTGGTAGAGAACCTAGGACTGGACGCAAACTTCATCTTCGTTGTACAGAAAGAACATCGTGAACGTTTTCATTTAGAAAACATGTTGCCATTGATCGCCCCAAACTGTAAAATAGTAGAAGTAGAAGAGATGACGCAGGGTGCTGCGTGTACTGCGTTACTTGCAAAAGACTACATTGATAACGAGTGTCCTCTGTTCTTTGCGAACAGTGATCAGTGGGTAGACTGGAACCCCACCCAATTCATGTATGAGATGCAAGAGACCGCTGCAGATGGTGGTATCGTAACATTCAAAGCGACTCACCCTAAGTGGTCATTCGCAAAGGTAGACGATAACAACTTTGTGACAGAGGTCGCAGAGAAGAATCCTATCAGTAACAATGCGACTGTGGGTTACTACTACTGGAAACATGGTTCGGACTTTGTTAAGTATGCAGAACAGATGATCGAGAAAGACATCCGAGTCAATGGTGAGTTCTACGTTTGTCCCGTATTCAACGAAGCAATTGAAGACTGTAAAGAGATCAGAATCCACGAAGCGACTGATATGTGGGGTCTGGGTACACCAGAAGATTTAGAATATTTTTTATCAAGTGAGAGAACCCGATGAATAGTTTAATTAGAAATGCCATGCAAACTCCTGACGGAACGATCTTAGAATCGACCCATCGTCACGATTATAAGACACATACTGATGCCAATGGTAAAGAATACATGGTTGACGGTGGTTTAGATTATTTGAGACGGTCTATTCACGATGATCAGATTGACCTGAGTGAGTATGATGATGCGCCTCATGAACGACAACGTGAGTTACTTACGTGGGGAACATACGGTATCAATGGCGACCAACCATTGCAGTATAAGACTATCGCAGAAATGGAAACCGGACACCTCGAAGCTGTAGTAAAAATGACTGGTATATGTCCAAGACGAAGAAAATGTATGCAAAAAGAATTGGAGTTACGAAATGAAAATTGAAGTAGAGTTAGACCACGAAAAAACTGATGAGATTGTTATTGCGGATTTGCAACAACATATTGACAACTTAGAAGAAGACGGTGCGAACAATGAAGAATATCTTTCGGCGTTTCGTTTAGTGTTGGATTGGTACGGAGGATAAGTGATGAAACGTAATGCTATGATAAACGTAATAATCCGATTTACAGTTGGATTTGTTATTGGTTATGGACTCATGTACTTATTGCAGGCTATCCTATGACTATGCCAAATGAAAGACGTAATGCTGTTAACCGTACTCGTATATTCTTACTTGACTTAATGGATCCTAAGAAGACACCACGTGTACCAAAATCCATAAGAAAAGAAGCGGCAAGTTGTCTGAGACATTACCCAGGCGAATACTATATGCTATTAGCTTCAGAACAGGCACCAGAAGTATTTGGTGAATGGAATAGTGGATGGCCAGACCTAGACCTAGAGAGTGACCCTGTTCTGGCGGTAATAGACAAAGTTTTTGAAGAACACGGTAAGTAAAATGATGAACGAATACACACCAGACAACTGGGTTGTGTTGAAAATAACTTCTAGTGAAGAAACATTATATAAGGTACTCGGTGGTTGGAGTGGTGGGTATCTTGATGGTGACTCTTGGCGGATGAACAGCGGTATCACTGGCGTAGAGAAACAAGCATATCTGTATGGATTCTACGGTAGCTCTGGTTCTGTGTATTGGTGCCATCAAGGAGGTTACGGGTTGCGTATGAATAACACCGGCGTGTATAATCAACTTAAAGAACGCTTTGGGGATGCAGTTGAACTGATGCCTGAAGACACTAATTGGCATGAGGTGAAGTGGTGAAAGGAGAAGATGAATGATCATTGAAGGTGGTGGTAGATATACCCCAGACAACTGGGTGGTACTAAAGTTTGACATTGAAGGATCTCCAGTTATCTATAAAGTATTATGTGGTTGGTCAGGAGGTTATCTTGACGGAGATGCGTGGCAAATGAATAGCGGTATCACGATGGTCTTTGAAAGAGAAGATAGAGTAGACTTCTACGGTAATAGCGGCAGCTGCTATATCTGCTATAAAAACTCTTATGGTCTGCGAATGAATAATGCAGGTATGTTCGATAAACTGAAAGCGGGGTTTGGTGACGGCGTTGAGATGTTGCCAGAAGATACTAATTGGCGGGAGATGGAGTGGTGAAAACTTATACTGTACTAGTGAATCGTGGGGGTGATGCTGAAAAACATACCTATTTTGTTGGCGTGTATGGTGATCT